CTGTCTCGAATAACCAGGAGTCGTTACTTCGGCCAGGTCAGAGATAAGAACCGCCGGGAGCAGGGTAGGGTCTGCCGTAAGCAGCGCGAGGTACCGGTTACCGCTGTCGACAACCCAGGCCGTCCCGTTGTACTGATTGACGGAGTTACCAGACGATGTGTTAATCCACCACTGACCCGGAACAGGAATAGCGGGAGCGGTCGCGGACACAACCGGCGCGGCATTGCCAAGCAGGTGATTCAGCATCATCTGCGCGCCTACCTGGGCGACTTGCCCACCGGCCATAAGTAACTCCTCATGTCACTGATCAATGGAGAATATATCCCCTGGTATCCAGGTGATCGTAGAGTGCGCGGGGCAGCTTGTACCGGCGTCCCTCCTCGAACGAGAGAAAGCGAATCCCGCCAAGCTCGGCCGGTCGGGTGGTAAAACCGTCCTCGTCGTATTCGGCCGGACGGTTGATCTTCATCCCGAATGCCATCCGGTCGATCTCGTACTTGATGACGCACTCAATGACCGGGGAGGTGTCGTCCACTGCGGGCTTGTACTCCGGCAGCGGGGTATCGATATTCGTGTAGTCGAGGATCTCGTCGCGGACCTGGGAAGCCTCAGCCTGAGTCAGCATGGTCAGCTCTGCGGCGCGCTCTGCTATAGCGGCGGCGTTCTCACGTTCAAGCTGCTGCTTCCGCAGCGCGGTATGATCACCGGGGTTGACTGAGGTCTTCGCGCGGGGGGTGGCCCTCTGTGCGGTCTTAGGAGCTGGTGCCATTTTCGTGTCCCTTGTTAGTGGTCCATGTGGTCATTCTAGCCTAATGGCCAGAAGCTTTGTGGGCCTCTGGCCATCAGGTAGTGTACGACGGTAGTCGAGTATGGTCAATTGGTCTCTAGGATCACGCAGCTTTGATCCGTTAGGAGCCCCAGACCCCATATGGAATACCAGGCCAGTCCGTGCTCCCGGCCGTAGTCCAGGATGCCGGAGTCACGCAGTTCAACCGGCAGGGAAATGGCGTGACCGAATGCGTTGTCGCCCATCATGATCGAGTCGTTGAAGGTCGCGCCAGTCGAACCGGAGACGTACTGAGGTTCGACCTGCGTGGTCTCGATGAAGACCGCGTCGTTGTAACGGCCAATTTCACCTAGCATAAAGGAACCCGGCTGGGCGTACTTCGAGATCTCTATGAACTCAGGGTCGTCACGGAGGGACCGCGACTGCGAAGGATGGATGAAGGTCACGTAGGTGTCGCCCAGGCGGGGGACGTTCTTGCTCGCCAGGGTCAGTACGCCATCCTTTACCAGGGCCGTGGTGAACGCGTAGTTCCCGGCTGATAGCGCACCACGCGAGGTCGCCGGAGTACCGTGGTCGTACGGCGACAGAGGACTACGGATAGTCCCGGCCAGCGCTGGCTTGTTGTAGCCGTAGAGGATCGAGGACGCCTGGTAGAGGGTGTCACGGGCAGCACCGTCGAGGTACAGGGCCATGTTCCTGCCCAGGAGACGCGCGGCCGAGGCCATGACGTCATCGAAGGAAGCGTTGAGCAAGAACTCCGTAGTAGCTACGGCGTAGCCGTGCTCAGCCACCGTGATGGAGAACTGAGAGGCAGTCAGCGCCTGAGTCGCCATGCGGATACCCTCAACGAGCTGCGAGGCAGGCCCGAGGTTGTTGTATCGCATGAAATTGACCGTAGTGCCAGGCTGAGTGCCCAGCTCAGTCTTTTTAACCGCGAATTGTTCAAACCGGAGCGTGGGCATTGCCTGGAACAAAATTTCTTTGCTCCATAGAACCTGGATGGCGGCTGTAAGCTGCGAACTTCCACCGGCATACGCGGTCGGGGCAGACGCAGCGTACTGCGTACCAGTGATTGAGGAGCCTGCCAATTAGACCACGTCCTTGATTGTTGCATTGGCGAGTTCCGCCAAGTTAAGTGTATCGGAATTGTCCATAACATTTGAAAAGGACAACTTGTAGGCAACTAGTGCCATCAGTTTAGGCATGTCAGCACGCCCTCTTTAAGAGGTTTAACGTGTGCAGCCATATTGGTGACCTTTCAGTCCTGTCTGGGTTTACCCAAACATTGACGGTGCCTGCTGTCGCCCGATTCCGTACCGGGCGCGAGCTGCCAGGTGTTCCGGTGACCCCGGTGCATAAGAAGCGATCTCTTCTGCAGTAGGCTCACGCGGCTCGCCTAGTTGATCTAGAGGCCCGGCATTCCCGGCGGCTGACGATACTCCGGGCATTGCTGCCCTTGTCATCACGCCATTCTGCCTGGCATTCTCCATTATACGCATAGACCGTTGCTTCATTGAAACAATGGACGCCTCGACCTGTTCCGGAGTAGACCCAGTTACTAGGTCGAGGAGGTTTTCCTCTATGTCATCGCGCTCTTCCGTAACACGACGAGCAATGTAAGCCTGGAGTTCAGAGTACTGTCGTTCCTTTTCCAGGAGGGCATGATCACGTGCGCGCTCTGCCTCAAGCTGCGCGAACTTGGCAGACCATTCCTGATCACGCTTGGCGAGAAGAGACTTGGCATCCAGCTCTTCCTCGTCCTTTGCCTTCTGCGCTGCGGCGGCTGCTTCAGCAGTGGCCTTAGCCTCAGTCTCGCGGGCGTCTTCAGCGCTCTTGTACTTGTCCAGCTCTGCCTGCATAGCCTTCTGCTGTGCCTTCAGCTCCTCCTGCTGCTTATACAGCTTGGCCTTTTCCTCTGCCCGGAACTGCTCGACCTGGGCCGCCGTGAAAGTCTGGTCCGGCTGAGCCGTAAGTGGCTGTGTCAACGGGATTCCTGAGTTAGCGGGAGTGACAACTGGTGCATCGGTGGCCTGAATTGGTGTGGTCATGACATGATCCCTTGTTAGTGACGAGTAAGTGTCCGAGTTGAGCCCGAGTGGTAGTGCGTATCCTTTAACTTATTGCCTAGCATATCAAATGTTCTGCTGCCAGTTGGGTGAGCCCTTCTTGACGAGCTTTATCCGATCTGGTGAGATGTTATCTGGTGTGTGCCAGGACGTGGTGTGCCCGGTGTCAAGATCTTTCTGCGCGCCGATGCCCTCGACGTTAACCCGCCAGCGGTCATACCCGAAGTGCTGCGCGGAGTTCATGCTGCTGCCATACTCCGAGTTATTACCCTCCGACATGTACACGCCCTTGGGCGTCTTGCTGCCGTCCCCCCAGCTATTGAATGGCGTACGAGCTTCCAGTCCGCCTGATCGTATTGACTCACGATCATTGAGATGGGACTCATGGTATAGGTACTTACCCTTGAACTGGACCGAATTCAGATGATCCTGGGCACTCATTACGTCGTGTCATTCTGATTCACGTCGATATCCCGGCGGGGAGTCGTGTGCGCCCCGTACGCGTCAGCGACGATGTCAGCCATCATGTTCTTACCCGACTGCGCCATTGCGGCTGCTATCCCGCCGATGTCAGGAAGCTGCGGAAGATTCTGGGACTGCTGGGCAGGGGGAGTTGGCTGTGCCGCCGGAGTACCGTCCTGGTTCGGAGGCGGCGGCTGCTGCTCACCGTAGCCATCCGGCACCAGCCCGGTAAGCGCCATGGTGATAGCGGCGGCCTGCGCATTCAGGATCGACTTGGCCGCGTCCTGCTTCAGCTCGGCCATCTGCTCATCGAACAGTTCCTTCAACTTCTCGTCCGGGAACTCCTCTCCCAGGATGCGCATCGCGCCCTTCTTTGACTCAAGGCCCAGTTCCATCTTGAGCTGGATCTCCTGCAGCTTGAGAATGACGTCGACCGGCAGCGGCTTCGCCCATTCAAGGTCGATATCATAGACCCGGTAATCGGACGGGTCGACCTGCGGAGCCTGACCCTCCTGCATGATGCCGTCTGTATTCGGGTCGTAGAAGACCGTTTCAGGCTCAAAGATGAACAGGGTCTTCAGCACCAGGCGGCAGGTTTCCTTAAGGCCCAGGGAATACTGAATCTCCGTAATACCGAATTGCTGCATTGTCGGCATGAACTGAATGGACAGCGCGACACCGGAAGTGTTAGAGATAGCCTGCTCCTGGCCAAGGGCCGTGACAGGCACTCCCTGCATTTCACACATGGTCGTCTTGATACGATCCAGCGAGACCTCTGCAGGCTGCAGGCCAGCAAAGCCGCCCTCCAGGTTGAAGACCTTCGCCTTATCATTATCAACGCCCCAGATCTTGGCCGGTCCCTTCTGCAGGTTCGGAGGCTTGCCGCCCGTGATGACGGTGACAGGGGAGACATGGTAATTGATGATGTCCGATATCTCCATGGCCTTCTCGTTATACTCCCGCTGGAGTCCGATGAAGTCGGGAGTCAGGTCGCCCAGTCCCCAGGGAGAGCCCAGGGCCGGACGGTGTGCAATGTGGACGATGGGGATCTCGCCCATCGGATTAGGCCGCTGGGAGATAAGCCGGTCATTGATATACTCGCGGATTTCTTTTGAGGTGATTACCTCGACGTAGGCATTGACCAGGCGCTGACCGGAAGCATCGGTATTCCAGAACTTGTACTTTAGCTTGAATTCCTCCATCCTGCCCTTGTCGTGGGCATGCCAGCGGGGGAAACAGTGCTGGGGGTTTAGCGGGATGAGACGGACGCGGGCAGGATGAAGTGCGCCGGAGTCGTCAAAGAACGCATCCTCGTGCGTGATCTTGATGAAGACGTCCCCCATGATAGATCCGCAGTTCCCGATATCCCAGAGGAACTTGTCCTTATTGTTGTCGATCGTGAAAACACGGTCGAGCAGCGCAGGGGTGATGTGCTGGTAGGCCCAGGGGACCTTGAAGGTAATGCCCTTGGAAAAGCAGAAGTTCGTCTTAAAAAGTCGCTAAGGGCGCGCGAGTAATTGAATACGAGCTGTGGCTCACCGGCAGCTTTTCTATACATCCACTGCGTAATTGATGGCCCAGGTAAAAGGCGGCGGCATTGGCATACCTAATCATTCGAGGTCCGTGAATCTCGAACTCCTCTTCGGAAAGTTCAACCATTCCAAGAGGAGATATCTGAACTGCCAAGTCGCCGCCGGAAGCTCGTGCTCCAGCACTGGGGAAGTCCATCACAGGGCATCACCTCCTCTCGGTCATTCAGAGGAGTTCAAGCCTCTTACACCGAATGTTACGTCGTATGACCTAAGTCACATAAATCTATTACAGTGGCACTATTGGGCCGGTTGTAGTGCGCGCCGTCCCGCTCAACCGCAATGTACTGGACCTCGGCCTCAGGCCCGGCACCCTCGGAGAAGTCGTCCAGCATCGTCGGAGCCTGCGTCCACGCGGCCGAACCAAGGTGGGCACGCTCCTGCGTGACTTCCTGGGCCGTCTTAATATAGACGTTGGCGTTATGATTGGGACGGCCAGGCGCGGTCTGGTAGCC